AGAATACGGAGATGCTTCTCTATGGTGTTCTGGGCTAATAGAGCTTGCTCTGCAAAACTTTAACAAAAATTTGTGGGCTGCTTGTGACTATGTTACTTTTAATCAAGCTAAATCAGATGATGATGAAGGTAAATTAAATTTTACAACTAAGATGAAGAATTTTGCTGGAAAATATTTTGAAGGAGATATCAAGAGACTGACATATTGTATGAAAGATGTCTATAACTGGAAACTTTATTATGATCTCAAAGATAGTTTTAAGAAAGTTGATTACACTCAATTATCAGAAAGCGAGGATAATACTACAGGCATAGAAGAAGTTAGTTGTGCTGGCGGCGCTTGCTTAATTTAATTCCATCATGAGAGGTAACGCTTTGAGAAAAAAAAGACAATCAAAAGTTCAAAAACCAAAATTTATTGACATTACTAAAGACATAATTCCAGAAATACATGATGTTCAATTTAGAAACCGATTAAAACCTAGAACAGAAAATCAAAAACTTTTCATCAGATCTATGGTTGAAAACGATGTAGTTTTTTGTCAAGGATTAGCAGGTTCGGGTAAAACACATATAGCAGTTGGTATGGCTTTAGAATGGTTAATAGAAGATAAAGTAGATAAGATAGTTATAACTCGACCAGTTGTAGAGGCAGGAGAGAGACTCGGGTTTCTACCTGGCACAGCGGAAGAGAAATTGCATCCATATCTACTTCCTATATTAGATGAGATCAATCATTTTATTACAATGTCTGATTATGTGAAACTTAAAAATGAAAATAAGATAGAGATAGTACCCTTAGCTTTAATGAGAGGTAGAAATTTTCACGATAGTTTCATTATTGCTGATGAATGTCAAAACGCCAGCTATGACCAATTAAAAATGCTTATAACTAGAATAGGAAATCAAAGTAAGATGGTACTGACGGGTGACTCTGGACAATCAGATTTACCAAGACATATTAGGGGTGGTTTTGTTGATCTAATAGAAAATTTAGATGATATCGACGGAGTTGGTATTGCGTTTCTAGAATCTTGTGATATAGTAAGAAATCCAATTATAGGCAAAATTTTGAGCAAACTAGAAAAATATGAAAACCAACCATAAAAAATGTCTTCTTTTAAATGTAGACTACACTCCAATTGCTTTAATTAGTTGGAAAAGAGCAATTGTTTGGTATTTTAAATATGAACACGATAAAGCTTATGGAATAGATATTATTGATTTCTACAAAAATGATAGCATTAAAGGAGTAAATAATAAAAAATTTCCAATTCCGGCAGTTACAAAAACAAAAAAATTTTTTCATGTTCACAATGACAAAGTTGTATTTTCTAGGAAAAACATATTTATTAGGGATGAATATACATGTCAATATTGTGGTAAACAATTTGATTATAGTAAATTAACATATGATCATGTTATTCCTAAATGTATTTGGAATCGACAGACTTCTTCTACTTGCTGGAACAATATTGTTACTGCTTGTGTAGCATGCAATAATAAAAAAGGTAGTCGTACTCCAAAACAAGCAAATATGCCATTAAGGAAAATACCTGTTAGACCAGAAAGAAAATTGAGATACTTGCCAATATTTGAGCATCTATCTACTATAAATGAAATCCCAGACGAATGGAAATTGTACATACCGGAGTTCTAAATGCCAGAATATACCTATAAATGTTCTCATTGCAATGAAAAATTTTCTGTGATTTCTTCTATTGAAAAATACAAAGATAAAGAAAAGTGTTCTTGCGGCAAAAAAGCAGACAGAGACTATATCAATGACTGTTCTACTATAAACGGAAATGTTAAGAAATCAGACGGAGAGCTTAAAACTCTAGGTGATTTAGCTAATAGAAATAGAGACAGAATGAGTTCTGATCAAATACAAGAAATGAATTACAAACACAATTCTTACAAATATGAAGAACCTCAAAAAGCATTACCGAAAGGTATGAAAAGAATGAAAACACAAAAAACAAGGAGTAAACCATGACGGACGAAAAAACAACAGCATACTACACTGTATTAGGTAGTCATGACTTTTTAGACGATAATGAAGCACCAATGCTTAATGATGACGCTAAAAACGTTTATGCAAAAACTGTAACCGTATCAGATAGAACAAGGTATTTTGTAACAATAGGACTACACGGTAAACTTTTTAATCCTATGGGTATGTATAGCGAAGGTAGAAGAGAAAAATTTCTTTCTAAAATTGGTAAGACAGAATGGAATTTGAAAGAAGTTAATCCAAAGATTTTTAATATGTATATAAAATTTTTGTCGACTAGAAATATTGCGTGGTTAAACAATGCACAGAGGGAGTTAATATAATGCCAGCCAAAAGAACAAACAAAGCGAAAGATTATGCCGTTAAGTATCTACATCAAACAGCTAAGATGTCTATTGAAGAAATAGCCAAAGAACTTAACATTAAAGTAGAAGACGTTCAAAAGATCGTAGACAGTACTGCTGAACCTAAAGAAACGACTAGAAAAAAATCTAAGGTTGAGAATATGATGATTACAAAAACAAGCGGCAAAAAAAATAGTGGCGTTGCTATTATGACAGAAGCTGCTTCTCAGTATAACGATGAAATGAAGAAAAAAATACAAGCTAAAAAACAATTGCCAAAAGGTGTCAATAAAATATTTGACGACAAATGAATAAATATATTTCAAAGTATTCGAATGGTAAAGAAGTTTCACCAGCTCAATATATTACTGAAATCGTATGTGAAAAGAAAGCAAAACAAAGTAATGAGGATCTTCATTACAGATTTTGGCTGAACAAAAAATGGTCTAGTTTTTATAAACGTCAAATAGCCAAAGCTCATAAATTAGTTAAGGAATATAATCCTAAAGCAATTATTAAAGCATTAAATGATCCTAAATTAGCCAGAGTATATTCTTTACACAGTCCTTTTCTTTCTGATAGTCTAATAAAAAAATATGAAAAGATTATAGAGTCAGAAAATCAGGAGTTAACCAAAGAATATAATAGACCAAAGGATATCAAATTTAGTAAAAAAACAGGAACAAAAAACATTATCTCTAGATTAAAGGACATTGAATGAGCACAATTACACAAGACATTACTAAAACTTTTGGTGAAAACATTATTCTTACTGGGCATTCGATAATTGACACTAATAATGTCATTATTCCGGTAAGTCCTGTTCTAGACATTCTACTAAATGGTGGTATTCTTTCGTTATCTTGACAGGACAACCGAAATGCGGTAAAACAACCACATCTTTAGATTTTGCTGCTACAGCACAAGACCCTAAATATGGATACGGTTCTTTTAAGGACGGCAGAGAAGTGTACTACCTTAACATTGAAGGTAGACTGAAGAAAAGAGATCTACAAGGAATACCTCATTTGAATCCAGAGAAATTTCATGTTATAGGTTCTCAGCAAGGTAAGATTCTACACGCAGAAGAATATCTACAAATTGCCGAAAAATTAATCAACGAAGTGCCTGGAGCAGGAATAATCATAGATAGCTATTCTGCATTATGTACAGAAGCAGAAATTACTAGTGATATGAATAAGATGCAAAGAGCAGATGGCGCTAAGTTATTTGCTAAGTTTTGTAGAAAAGTAGCTAATGTAATTCCTGTCAATAAAAGTATTGTTATTGGTATTACTCATTTGATGGGCAACCCAACAGGTTATGGAGCTGAATTTAAAGAAAAGTCTGGACAGGCTGTTGCTTATCAGACAGATATCAAATTGAGAGCAAAAAAGTTTAGTTCTTGGACAGTAGGGAACGACACATCTCCGATTGGACAAGAAGTCGAATGGCAAGTAGTTTGTTCTGCTTTAGGACCACCAGGAGCCAGTATGACTAGTTATATTAGATATGGAGAAGGAGTAGATAAGAGAACCGAGATCGTTCAATTAGCTTCTGATGTAGGAGTTATTAAAAAAGGGGGAGCTTGGTATACTTTATCTCATTTAGAAGACCAGCCTAAATTTCAAGGTGTAGAGAAAGTAAGACAGTATCTCCTAGAAAACCCAGAATCTTACGAAGAACTGGTAGGCAAAGTAAAAGAAATGATGGGGATAAAAATATGCAAGTAAAAGATTTGGAAGGTAAAATATGCAATTGGAATTTAAGAGGTCATATATCACATGGTAATACGAATAAATCTGAACCTCATTTACTAGCTAGAAAACTGATAAATGACACATTTCCAACCTTGCAATCATTAGAGGAAGTGCCTATTAACCTAAAGAAGGGTGTCACTCTATACATGGACTTCTACTTGCCCCTAAAAAAAATGTGCATAGAAGTACATGGAGAACAGCACTATAAATATGTTTCGTTCTATCATGGGAATATGCTAAATTTTGTTAAAGCACAAAAAAGAGATAGAGAGAAAGAAGAATGGTGTGCAATTAACGGAATAAAATATGTGGCTCTGCCATATAATAAAAATATTGAAGAATGGAGAGATTTGATTATCAATGAGTAAAACATCCAAAGAACTAGTAGAATATTGGGACAAAATTTTAGATGAATACGAAACAAATATGGGTTTACCCGTATATACAAACAATGCTTTGTCAGAAACAGAACTGCAAGAGTACTTGACAATGAACAGAAATGTGTTAGAAAAGACAAGCCCAGAAGATTGTGCTCAAATGGCATATCGGTTAGGTCAATATGCTTTTCATTTACAAAGAACACTAAATAGAGAACAAGCAAGATTTAATTGGGCAGAAGAAACCATAAAAGATGTTATATGCGGTGAAATTAATAACTACAAGGGATACGGATATTTAGAAAAAAGCATTCAGGCTATCAATAATAATGAAAGGGCTGTTGCTTTAAACTCGATCAAGAAACATGCTAAACAAAGAATGGACAGGCTCAGTTTTTTGGCCAACAATATTAAAAATCTTTCTGATATTTTACTATCTATTCAAAGGAACAAGGTGAAAAATGGCACTTGAAAAAGAAGATATAATGGCATTGATATCCATACTACAAAAAGGTTTGGAAACAGACGAAGATACTGTAACCGAAACATCAAAAAAGAAAAAGCCTGCTATTAAAGTTAAAAATAAAAATCAGAATCAGACTAAAGACAAAAGAGTGAATAAGTTTTTAGAGATGCCAGAAAGAAATATGCATCGTGAAGACTCCAAGATAGATAAACTGCTAAGTGCTAATGCTCCAAGAGCAGCAAGAAATAGATCATTTCAACCTGTTAAAGTTAGGTGTAGGTTATGTGGAAAAGAAGAAGAAATAGGAAGATCATATGTAGAATCTTTAGAGAGATATAAGTGTAATAAGTGTTCGGCAATGGCAGGTTAAAAAATAATGAATTTAGCAGATCCGTCGGCAGAAAGAGCGGTCTTAGCCGGTATATTTAATTATGGAGACGATGCCTATTTGGAAGTTTCTGACATATTGTCAGAATCTGCTTTCACTATAGATAGCAATGTCATCATTTATAAGTGTCTGAAGAATCTTTGTGAAAACAACAGAGAAGTAGACTTCGCTTCTGTTCTATCAACAGCAGAAGAGTTAGGCGTTGCTTCCCTGCTCAATAAAAAAGAAGAAATACAGCACTTAAAAGCTGTTATTGCTTTTCCTGTAGGTTTTTCTAACATTAGAAAATTTGCTGGTAAAGTCAAAAAACTAGAGATTACTAGACTATTAATTAAACAGCTTGGGTTAGCTCAAGATAAATTATTAGAAATTAATGGAACAGAAACAATCGGTAATATTTTAAGTATTGCTGAAGATACTGTATTCAATTTTACAAATCTCTTAAGCGATAATGACGAAGCACCAAATCATATTGCCGATAATCTAGAAGAATACATCAAAGAACTGAAAGAAAATCCTATAGATCAAGTGGGTATTCCTACAGGGTTTCCCATTTACGATCAATCAATAGGTGGAGGTTTAAGAAAAGGTACTGTCAATGTTATTGCTGCCAGACCTAAGACAGGTAAGACTCTTTTATCTGACAATATGGGATACAACATAGCTGCTCAAGGTGTGCCTATTCTAAATATGGA